CAACAGGATTACGATTGACCAAAAGATTATCTAATTTAGATTTAAGAAGATCATAATCAGCAAAATCACGACCACCTGCAACAATTACTTTAAACATAATAAATACCTATAAATAATAATTAATAATACTCACATAAAACCACCAACTAACGCCGTCAGGCGTTAGTTGATAGACCAAATAAGATCCTTAAGAATTCTCTTCTAGTCATTAGTCCCTCCATGTTTGTTCACGTTCTTTCTTTGCTATAAGTAAGAACATGATAATTGAGCCAAGCATTAGAGCTGATGTTACGCATGCGCTAAGTGCATAGGCTGTTGATACCCACTCGCCTGCAAATATAGTTTGTATATAATTGCGTGTGTGAATAATAGATCCAGTGAATACTGAACCAAGAAGAAATAACTTTAAGTTATCCATAATATACCTCGCTCGATGAGCAATGTGTTGCATTCGGAATTGAATACAATAATAAAAAACGATCAACGGACACCGTTCGGTGTGCGTTGCTAAATGTTCCACGTGTTCCACAATGTTCCACGTAAAATGAGCCTCGTGGAACACTGGGAAGGTGCGTGGTTACTGGATAAATGGGAAATGTTCCATGTGTTCCAGTACTTTTTGGTTAATAAAATATCAATAACAACGAACAACGGTCGACGGTCAGTCTTACGCAAGTTCTGTTTTTGATGGAACATTGGAACATTCGTGCCAATATCCGGTGCTATGTCGCATAGCTGTGGGATAAATCGTGTTCCACATAAATGTTCCACAAGGTGCTTAGACCGTGGAACATGTGGAACATATTTCTCACAGCGTGCACATACGCACGCAATCCACATCACTCCGTGATGATAGTAGTGCACATGATAGTAGGCACGCACATGAGCCCCCTGGGCGAGGGTGGGGGCCGAAGCCCCCGGGGAGAACTAGTTCTTGTTTGTCCAATGTCTAGAAATAAAACGGTGATTCTGTTTTAGTTCATAGTGGAATAAACGAGTCATAGTTATGAGTGCTGGTATAGATACCAGGTAAGCGATGCATTTTAGTATATATAATATATCCATAATTAGTTCCTAATGTTGAGGAGTACAGTTGATAAAGCGAATGAGACTGTGCAAAGTCCCATGCTGAACCATAATCCGAATTGTAAATAACCCCAGTAATATCTGCCGTATTCAGCCATGTCTACCGTCATAAGACAGAAGAGTGAAGCTGAAACAACAAATGCTAGGAATGATAGTAGTGTAAGTATAGTATTCATGCTTACCTCCAGCATTGGTATGTCTGACAGTGACCGTCGACATATGGTCCTGTGCAGATGTTACATATCCCAACGTCCCCCGAATCTTCTTCGGAGGTTGTTGGCTTAGCGATAGAGGATGGCTTATCTTTATTCCATTCTCTGTTCCATGTATCTATAACCTCTTGGGTTTTAGCTACTGCTGGCTTAGCTATAGATTGTATAGCTCTTATTGTTTTATCTAATGTCATGATGTTGACTCCCGGGTTACCCCTATAATATTTAAAACATAATACATAAGACTTACGACGGACGAGGTACGAGGATGTCGTTGCCTACTGGTTTTCATACAAGGTTCCAAAACTTAGAAACAAGGTTCCAAAACTAAAAACCGGATCGGGGGATGGGGGTGTCTACTGGTCGAGGGGGGAGGGAATGAGAACGTGATATGGTATAGTATTTTTCATAAAAAATTTTCACAGAAAAATTATGGCAGATAAAATATGTGATAGGTGTGAAAAAAGTCTACCTAAGAAAGACTTTGAGTCTCACCGAAGAGTGTGTAGAGCTTGTGCTTTGTCACTTACTAATATTGCAAAAAGTTCAAGCCCTTATAAATATTTAAAAAATTTATGGAACCAACTTAAGTATTCAAGAGAGAAGGAAGAAGGCATGTTATTTGAAATAACTCCAGAACAACTTAATGATTTATGGGACAAACAAGATGGCCGTTGTGCGTTGTCCGGGATCTTCATGACGTGGCACAAGGGTGGAGAAAAACGAAATACCAATGTCTCAATTGACAGAATTGACCCTAACACTGAATACACAATAACCAACATTCAACTCGTTTGTTGGCGTGTTAACCTAATTAAGCATACAATGACAGAAGATGAATTATATTGGTGGTGTAAAAATATAGTTACACACAAGGAAAATTTTTAATATAATCTTTCAGCATGCGATTATTAGACGAAGATAGACCCACAGACATGACCGAACAAGATAGAACTGAGTTACAATCTCATCTGCCTTATGCCGGTTTACAACTTAACGAGCTTTCGGTTCAGGAAGAGCGGCTGGTTTTGTTTCATCTAAGGGGAATGAGCAAAGCAGCCGCCGGACGTGCTGCGGGGTACAAGGACATGGACCGTGTTTACCAAGTATTCAAAACTCCCAAAATGCAAAAAGCTCTAACCTATCTACGTAATGAAATGCGCGAAGAGGTAAAGTTCGATAAGAACACAGCAACTGGCATGTATTTAGAAGCACATTCAAAAGCAGCCAATTCGACGGAAGAAAAGAACGTTGTTGATTCGTTATGCAAGCTCCACGGTCTACACATTCCTGAACAAGCAACCATGATTAATATAAATGTAGAAAAAGTAGAACAGTTAGAAAAATTATCTGATGCTGAACTTTTGAAAATTGCAGGAAACGATACAAAATATTTAGAGCCAGATGGAAGTAACGAAGACTGAGTGTAAAAGATGTCGCGGGCTCTATCCGGAGAACTTAGTTCTTATTGACGATATTTGCGTGTATTGTCGAGCTGACGAAGTTGAAGCAATACCCGAGCCCCAAAAACTGATTGATCAGAAGTCAAAAAAAGCAGAACTTTCTGCTCAAGCAAAAGCAGAACAAGAATTAGCGAAAAGAGTCTTAGCACGTAAAAGATTACTCCCATTTGTTGAACGATTTAATACAGACTATCAAGCAGGTTGGGTACACAAAGATATTTGTCAACGACTAGAGAAATTTAGCGAACAGGTTGCGAATAAAGAATCACCAAGACTGATGCTTTTTATGCCACCTCGACATGGTAAATCTACGTTAGCTAGTATTGCTTTCCCTGCCTGGCACTTGGGCCGGCATCCCGAGCATGAGTTTATAAGTTGTTCTTATTCAGGCTCTTTGGCTATGAACTTTTCACGAAAAGTACGTCAACTGCTTAGAGAACCAGTATACAAAAATGTGTTTGAAAAAGCTAGACTCGATAAAGATTCTCAGTCAGTAGAATCATGGCAAACGACTCAAGGCGGCGGTTATGTTGCAGCGGGTGTTGGTGGTGGTATTACTGGTAAAGGTGCGCACGTAATGGTGATCGATGATCCAGTAAAAAACAGAGAAGATGCAGAATCTGATAATAATAGAGATGCGACTTGGGATTGGTACACATCCACAGCTTATACAAGGTTGTCTCCAGGTGGGGGCATACTTGTAATTCTTACGCGTTGGCACGACGACGACCTGGCCGGTCGGCTGTTGACTCAAGCAAATGAAGGTGCAGACGAATGGGAAGTCATTCGTTACCCAGCAATTGCAGAAGAAGACGAAAGTTTTAGAAAAACAGGTGAAAGTTTACATCCAGAAAGATATAATGTAGATGCTCTCGAGCAGATAAGGAAAGCCATCGGCCCGCGCGATTGGTCTGCTCTATACCAACAGAATCCAGTATCTGACGAAGGCGATTACTTTAACCGCGACATGATCGCATATTATGACTTTGATGAGATCGATACTTCAAAACTTCGTTACTACTGCGCGTGGGATCTTGCGATCGGACAGCGTGACCGGAACGATTACTCAGTTGGTATTGTTGTCGGTGTCGATGAATATGATAATTTATTCATTGTTGACGTCGTTCGCGGTAAGTACGATGGCTTTGAATTAGTAGAACAAATTTTAGACTTGTACGAACTATGGCGTCCGGGTATAGTGGGAATAGAAAGAGGTCATATTGAGATGGCCCTGGGGCCGTTTCTAGAAAAAAGAACAAGAGAGCGGGGCCTATCTGAAGCTTACTTTAAAGACTTAAAAGTTGGTAGGCGAGATAAGGAGTTACGTGCACGAGCAATCCAGGGTAGAATGCAACAAGGTATGGTATACTTTCCACAAGATGCTGTTTGGACTGGACCAATGGTTGCAGAGCTATTACGTTTTCCAAATGGTACACATGACGACCAGGTGGATGCCTTGGCGTGGATCGGTTTAATGATGACAGAATTTGCTACATTTTATGAAAGACCTGAGCATGTTCCGTCGTGGAGAGATGGATTAAAACATTTAGTAAAAGATGGAAAACGTAAATCATCAATGAGCGCTTAATGGCAAGTTATAAAAAACCAAAAAAGAAACTTAGTGCGGGAGAAGAACAAACTCTTGCTAAAAGACAATGGGAAGCTTATACCCGAGCCCGCGACCATGGGCATTTAGACTATGTAGAAATGGCGCAACAATGCGACGCATTTTATCGCGGCGAACAGTGGGACGAAGCTGACATATCCGCGCTCGACGATCAGGGTCGACCAGCATTAACAATCAACACAATTTTACCTACAGTTAATACAGTTCTTGGTGAACAAAGTACACGAAGAGCAGATGTACAATTTAAACCTAGAGGAAATGGTAACCAAGAAATAGCAGATGTACTTTCTAGGTTGTATATGCAAATTGCAGACAACAACAAATTAGAATGGTTAGAAAGCCAAGCGTTTGCTGACGGGTTGATTCAAGATAGAGGTTGGTTTGATGTTCGTATAGATTTTTCTGATCACATTAATGGTGAAGTAAGAATAGAAACTAAAGATCCTTTAGATATTATTATTGATCCAGATGCTAAAGAATATGATCCAAGAACTTGGAATGAAATTTTTGAAACCAAGTGGATGAGTATAGAAGAGATTGAAGAAACTTACGGGCAAGAAAAAGCAGACAAGTTAAGAATGATTGCTGAAGTTGGTACAACTTTAGGCGCCGACTCTATGGAGTATGAAGATGAAACTTACGGCGATACTGATAAAGAAAATTATCATGGGGCTGATTATCCGAACAATCCAGAAGATGCGAGAACGTTAAGATCTATAAGAGTTGTAGAAAGACAATATTATAGATTAAAAGATTGCATACTTTATGTTGATCCGGTATCAGGTGACCAAAGAAATGTTCCTTATGAATGGGGCAAAAAGAAAAGAGAAAAGTTTGCTGATGATTATGGCCTTTATATAGTAGAGAAAAAAATGCGAGCGGTTCGCTGGACAGTAACAGCAGACACAGTAGTGCTGCATGATGACTGGTCCCCATATGATCACTTTACTTTAGTACCTTATTTTCCATATTGGAGAAGGGGTAAACCTTTTGGCATGGTTAGAAATTTAATTTCACCACAAGAACAACTAAACAAAATTTCATCTCAAGAACTACACATTGTAAATACAACTGCTAACAGTGGTTGGATTGTAGAGTCAGGTTCATTAACTGGCATGACAGCAGATGACTTAGAAGAACACGGTGCGGAAACTGGTTTAGTACTCGAGTTTAATCGCGGTAGTACTCCCCCTGGTAAAATACCGCCAAATCAGATTCCCACCGGTCTAGATAGAATTGCACAAAAAGCATCAGCTAATATAAAACAAATTAGTGGCATAAGTGATTCTATGTTGGGAACAGATGGGGCTGAGGTTTCTGGAGTTGCTATACAAGCAAAACAAAACCGCGGCGTATTAATGATTCAAGTTCCTTTGGATAATTTGAAAAAGACAAGACAATATTTAGCAGAAAAAGTATTGAACCTTGTGCAAAGGTATTACACCGAAGAGCGAGTTATCCAAATTACCGATGAAACAAATCCATTTAAACCAAGAGAGCCAATGGCAATAAACCAAGTTACTCCTGAAGGTCAAATTATAAATGATTTAACTTTGGGTGAGTATGACGTTATTATTGCAACTGCTCCAGCTAGGGATAATTTTGATGAAGTACAATTTGCAGAAGCAGTAGAACTTAGAAAAGCTGGTGTACCAATACCAGATGATTTAATTGTTGAATACTCACATCTTGCACGTAAAGCAAATATTGCACAACGTATTAGACAAATGCAAGGTACTGAACCACCAACTCCAGAACAAGCACAACTTGCACAGTTTGAAATGGAATCTAGAATTAGAAGTACACAACTTGAGATTGCTAAACTTGAAGCAGAGGTCAAAAATCTTGAATCCACTGCTCAACTTAATATGGCAAAAGCACAAGGTGAAGCTTCTGACCCACAACTTAAAGTTGCAGAATTACAAAGTAAAATACAGATGAAGCAAGAAGAACTTGAACTAAGAGAAAGATTAGCAGGAATGACTAATGAAGTCCGAAGGGGACAAACAGAAACTCAGGCAGCAGCCAAGTTGGCAACTGCCGCCATGAAACCTACAGGAGGTAATAGAGATGGCTAAAAGTAAAAAACAGGATAATGCGGAAGCAAAAGAAGATATTGTAATGGATGTAATGCCAGGGGCAGATGCAGTTTCAGAAGAAGAAGCAAAACCATTTGAAGTAGATTTAAACTTCGAGGAAGATGCTCCAAAGGAGGAAGCAGAAAATGAAGAAGTCGAACAAGAAGTTGACGCCGCTCCAGAAGAAGAAGCTGTTGCGGAGGAACCAGAACCAGAAGTTAAAGAAGAAGAAGCAGCTGAACCAGAAGCTACTAGCGAAGAAGGAGTGGATGAAGACAGCGAGCCAGCTCCACAACCAGATATTCCAGCAGTTGAAGGAAGCGAGCAAAGCCTTGACGAGCAAGATAAAGTAAAAGCACCTATGGTGCCTAAGTCTAGACTCGATGAAGTCTTGGCTAAAAACAAAGCTATGCAAAAAAAGCTACAAGAAGCTACAGAAGCAGAGCAAAAAGCCTTAGAAAACGCGCCGGAATACGATTTTAATGCAAAAGAAGTCGAATATCAGGATTTAGTGCTTAATGGAGAGACTGAAAAGGCTGTAGAACTTAGAAATGAGATAAGAAAGGCTGAAAAAGACCAATTTATGTTTGAAGTTCAAGCAAAAATGGGCCAAACAGTGCAACAAAGCCAAGAAATGACTGAGTTACAGGCCAAAGCAGCAGAAATTGAAGCAACTTTTCCTATTTTAAATGAAAATAGCGCTGATTTTGATGCAGATTTGCAAGCTGAGGTTATAGATCTTAGAGATGCGTTTACTGTACAAGGTTATTCTGCAGCAGATGCGTTAGCAAAAGCTACAAATTATACTTTAGCGGCAAAAAGGCCAGACTTATTACAACCTGCAGACGCGGCGCCGGTAGCAAAAACTGATCCGGAGCTTCAAGCTAAGAAAAAAACAGCTACAGTTAATAAAAAACTTCAAGCCGCTGAATCTCAACCACCTGCAATGAAAGGTGAGGGTTCAAATGCAAAAGGCGAAAAGAAAATAGATTTATCACTGTTATCAAGTGAAGAGTTTGATGCTCTGCCCGCAGAAACTTTGAAAAGAATGCGTGGTGACTTTGGTTAAGGCTTGGTATAAGATATAAGAATTCGGTACTAATACGATAATTAGTGTGGGTCGTTCCACTAAAAAACGTTTTCGCCTGTCACGGCGTAAAACTGATCGAGGTCATGTTCGTAAAACTATGAAAGCGTCTCCCCAACGAAAAAGGGTATACGGGTAAATAGCCGCTCCAATAAGTTGGCTAGGTATTATTTTTTTTGGAGGATAGCCCAATGGCTAACACAAACTTTAGCGCGTTGACCAGCGAACAATTAACTATCTGGTCACGTGATTTTTGGCGTGTCGCTAGGAACATGTCCTTCATTAACCAATTCGCAGGTAGCGGATCTAATGCTATGGTTCAGAGAATATCTGAACTTACTCAATCAGAAAAAGGAGCTAGAGCTGTATTAACACTTTTAGCTGACATGACTGGTGACGGTATCGTTGGAGACAACACCTTAGAAGGTAATGAAGAGACCTTAAGAGCCTACGACATTGTTGTACAACTCGATCAATTGAGATTTGCTAATAGACTTTCTGGTAGATTAGCTGATCAAAAATCAGTTGTTAATTTCCGTGAGAACTCACGTGATGCACTTGCTTACGCAATGGCAGATCGTATTGACCAATTAGCGTTCTTAACGCTTTCTGGTATTTCTTACACAATCAAAAACAGTGGTGCTTTGAGACCTGTTCTGACTTCAGGACAAAATCTTGGCGACATGACTTTTGGTTCAGATGTAACAGCTCCAACTTCTAACAGACATAGAAGATGGGATGCTACTAGTAAACTTGTTGCTGGTGACGTAACTGCAGTTGCAGCTGCTGACACCATTACTTACGAGTGTATTGTTGCTCTTAAAGCTTATGCTAAAGACAACTACATCCGTGGAGTAAGAGGCGCAGGTGGAGATGAGGTATATCATTTATTTGTATCACCTCAAGTAATGGCTGACCTTAAACTTGATTCAGATTTCTTGGCTAACGTCAGAAATGCTGGAGTCAGAGGACCAAGCTCAAGCTTGTTCGCTGGTTCTTCAAGTCTAATGGTTGACGGCGTTATGGTCCATGAGTTTAGACATGTGTTTAACACTGCTAACGCAACTACTGGAACATCTTCAAACGCCGGTTCTGCTGGATATAAGTGGGGAGCTGACGCTGACGTCAACGGTTCTGCTTGTTTATTCTGTGGAGCTCAAGCTCTTGCTATGGCAGATATTGGTCTACCACAAATAGTTGAAGACACTTTCGACTATGGTAACCAAAATGGTATCTCCATTGGTAAAATCTTCGGTCTTAAGAAGCCTAAGTTTAACAGCGACTACAATGGTGGCGTTGAAGACTTTGGTGTCATTAGATTGGACGTTGCATACTAAGTATGTTTTTGTGGGTGGTTCATTTTGAGCCACCCCTTTTTTTAGGAGTAAAAGATGATAGTAGTATCAGATATTGACAGGTATATTTCGACCACCTGGGGCGCATCAATCAGACTGGAAGCTGGCGTACCAAAAGAAGTTGGACATGACATAGGCCTATTGTGCTTGCAAGAGGGGTGTATAGAACACAAACCTCACTCAATTAAAGACAAAAAGCCAGGCGAACCTATTAGGGCTAGAGATGAAAAAGGACATTTTATTCCTGACGATCCCTCTACACCTGATATAAACGAAGCCTATGTAGATGGTAAAGCACCCGCTAAGAAAAAGCCGGCTGCTAAAAAAACGGTAAAGAAAACTGCTAAAAAATAATGGGCACATTAACGGGCGCTAATTTAATATCCAGAATCCAGGACAGCCTGCAGGATACAACTGGCGTTCGATGGACTGAAGCTGAATTGCTTAGGTACATAAATGATGCACAAAGAGAAGTAGTTAACTTTAAACCTCAAGCTTCGGCTGATCATTCAAACGTACAATTAGCTACTGGTACAGAACAATCTATACCAGACGTAGCTTTGTCTTTAATAAAAGTAGTACGCAACATGAGTGCTGCTGGTGGCAGTGCAACAGGTAAAAAAGCAATTAGGCTAGTAGATGAAGATGTTTTAAATTCTATAGAACCCGATTGGCACGACCCTACTGTTACAGGAGATGCTGCGCATGGTTCTGTAATCAAACATTATGTGTTTGATCCAGATGACCCTAGAAAATTTTATGTGTACCCGGGTGTAAAATCCGGATTAAACGCTTACGTAGAATTAATAACTTCTAGAAGCCCTACTGATTTAAGTGCTACAAGTAGTACTATTTATATTGATGATATTTATGGCAATGCTCTTGTAGATTATGTTTTGTTTAGATGTTATATGAAAGACTCTGAGTTTGCAGGTAATGCACAAAGAGCTAGCCAACATTATCAACTATTTTTAAATAGTGTATCTAGTGGCATTTCATCTAAAAATTTAATTAACCCAAACTTTGATAGGAATGGACAGAACATTGCTCCACCCCCTGTTCAAGGGTTAGGAGTATAAAATGGCATCCTTTAGTTCTTTAGTAAAAGACATACTACCCTATGTTCCTAATTGTCCTGACTCTTTAGTAGAATCTACTTTAAGGTCAGCTTGTATAGAGTTTGCAGAAAGATCAAAAGCTTATGTATATGACTTAGACCCCATTACAACAATTAGTGGTGTATATGAATACGAGTTTGATCAACCAAGTGGAACCGATGTTCATCAAATTTTGTGGATGACTTATGATGGTGATGATTTAGATCCTATAAGCCCTAGAAGTTTAGAGTTAAATTATCCAGATTGGCGAGATAAAACATCTTTGCCCCAAGTGTACTTGCAAAAAAACCCAAGTACTTTTTGGGTTATTCCAGTACCTAACAGTGCTGTTACTGATGGTTTACTTTTAAGTGTTGCTTTAAAACCAAGCAGAACAACTAGCAACATTGATACAATTTTTTCTAACAGTTACAGAGATGGAATTGTCTATGGGACTTTGTATAGATTACTTAGAATACCCGCAAAAGATTGGACCGACCCACAAGCAGCAGCAGATTATTTAAGTTTATTCAATCAAGAAGTAGTACAAGCTGAGTTAAAAGCTAGAGGTGGAGACTTAGGTGTACGTAGAGTTGTAAAATATAAAGGAGCAGGAATGTCTCCTCGTAAACGATATAAGAGATATGGTTCAGAGATTGACTATTAATGGAGTCTCTGTTGAAGAAATACCTGTAGATGAGATCCGATATGCGTATGAAACAATCGAATCTGATCTACATGTTATAAGGAAGAAAAGTTATTCTGACTGGATTCCAGCAGATATATACTTAGCATTACGAAACAGTAATGCAACTTTGTATATGTTTTATAAAGAAGACATATATATTGGATTTATAATTTGCTCAATGATAGCAGACCCTGGCGGCGAGCCAACGCTTTTTGTCTGGGCAACCTACCAAAAACCAGAGTATAATTATAATAAAGTAGGGTTTACCTTTTTAGATAAACTTGCTTTAGAAAAAAACGTGAAGGTCATTGAGTTTCACACAAGTCGTCCAGGATGGGCAAAGACTGCAACTGCTAATGGATTTAAGTTAACAAATTATGTTTATAAAAAAGAAGTATGAGTAGTAAACCAAAAGCATCAGAGTACAAAGCAAGCGAAGCAGAAAAAACACAAGCTTCTGTAGCGCAGGCAGAAAAAAATTACTTTAATGAAAATTATGCACCTTTGCTTAGAGAGATGCGCGACCAATCTATGCAAGAAGATTTAGGTAGTGTAGCGCGTGGCGTTGCAGGTGCAGATACTATGCAATCATTAACCGGCAAGCCAACTTTATCTGGCGCAAGATCAGTAGATGAATCTGCTGACTTAGCATCAGCAGCAGTAGGACAAATGGCCGCTGCAAGTGCGCAAGGTTTAGCGGCTTCTAGAAAACAACAAACTGGGGTTTTAGGTACAGCACGGGGCCAGGCAGGCGAAGCTATGTCTGGATTGGCACAAGCATCAAGAATACAGAACACAAAAGATTTACAAGCTGCGAAAGCTAAACAAATGGTTAGACAAGCTAAATTTAATGCTGCTGAACAAATTGGAGGTGCATTAATAGCACAGGGTCGAGAGAACTTAAATAGTTATAGTGGAGCTGCTGATGTAAATAAACCTGGGTTTTTTAGTAGACTATTTAAACCCAATGATGGGTCAATTGATACTACAGGTACGGGGGGTAGTAACTAATGGCTTTTCTTGACTCAGCATTATCAAGCGTTAAAGGCAAATTAGAGTATCGTAATAATATGTCTACCTCTAATCTTCCTGTTGTAGATGACCCAGAAAAAGCTTTTGCGGATATAACTCGACAAGACTATGAAAACTATGTAAAAGACTATAGACAGTTTGAAAATGAGCTAATTGCTGCTAAAGACGACACTTCTTTAATAGACAGAGCACCAGAAGATGCAGCTAAACAAGCAGAAATTGCTAAAGGTATACAAGAAAGAAACATCTCTCGTTATGGTGGGGCCGGATTAAGTATTGCTCAAAGACAAGAACAACAAAGGGCTTTACAAAGACAGGGGCAAATTGGTTTAGCTGGGGGTTTAAATACTGCACGTGTTGCGCAAAGAGACATTAATCAAACAACGCTAGCAGATTTAATTAATATTGGGCAGGGTGTAAACAGGTCTTCTTTGTCTAGTATGGGAACAGCTTCGCAAAATGCTGCAGCAAAAGCTTCAGCTTATAAAAATGCAAAAGCGGCTCATACTTCACAAATGGTAGGCTTGGGTAGCTCGCTTGCAGCAACTGCTATTATGGCGTTTGCAATTTAGGTATATATTATGGCAACAAATGATTTTGGTTTTGGTTCAGCATTAGCAGGTTTTGAAAGCGCTTATTCTAATAAAGCAAGTAGAGATTATACTAAACAACAAACTAAAGTATTAGCTGACGAAAATAAACGTAAAGATATTCAAAATGTTAGTAATACCGTTCTTGGTCAAGACGCTTTTGGTGTAAAAGATGGGGCTTTAGTTGCAGATGTGCCTAAAGTTATGAATTTAAGTGACGGGGCTTTTGAAAATTGGTTTAACGCTGGAAACAACGCTAGAAATTATTATGATAAAGAAACTGGCGAAACTGTGCAAGGTTATTTACTTAAACCAAAAGCCTTTAAAGACCCAGAAACTGGAGCCATTCGTTACAGTTTGCAAATTAGAGATAAAAATGGGGACATAAAACCAGTTACTACTTCGCGTAGTACTGATCCTGATGACAGGCCAGCTTTTGTAGATGCTAATTTTTTAGCAACTATATTTGAAGGGCAATTAGCTAATACCCTTACGCAAGGTGGCTTAAGTGGGTACGCATTGGGTAAATTACAAGGTCTTAACTTAGGCGATAGCGAAGCAGGCCGTATTCAACTTCAGTTGGGTGAGGACTTAAATAAAGGAACTAGCGAACAAATTTCAAGTGCGGTTTTGGGTGTAAATGATATATTTGCTGAAAAACGCACTGCAAAAGATGTAAGTAGCGCAGAAGATGTGTCTACAATAAAAGGTGGGTCTGGAGAAACTACAGAGGGAGTTAGTCAACCCACTACTGAAAAAGTTGGTAGCCTTCCTCCTTATACTGTAGACCCTTCTACACCAGAAGTTAAAGGTGCAGCTCAGCTTTTAGAGTCTGCATCGCCTTCTACTATTTATAACAAAGAAGAAATAAAAACTTTATCAGAGGGGCTTTCTCCGGGGTTTCAAAGATCTTGGCAAAGAAAATATGCTTTTGGTCAAACACTTTTACAAAAAAATACTCAGGCTATTTCAGAATTAGAGCAAAAAGAATCTTTAAATAAACAAGAAGCAAAAAAACTAGAAAAACTTAAAAAAAGAAGAGACAGTTATTTAATACCACAACAACAAAAGCAATTAGATAGAGTAAAAGAAAATATTAAAACAGATACTCAAAGTAGAGAAAATCAAGCTGAATTAACTGCAGAAGCAAAAAATAAAAAAATACAAGCTTTGGAAAAACGTTTATCAAACCCAAATATTTCTTCGGGCACCAAACAAGATTTAACAAAAGAATTAAATGCTTTACAAGGCACTGGTGGTGTAAAAGGTGTTACAACCGTGCCTACTGATATTCCGGAAGACATGGAAGGCATTAGAACTTGGTTTGCTGATGAAAACAATGTTGCCGCTTTACA